GAGTTAACCGCAGGCATGACAGCACAAGCATTTCCGGGACAAAATCATCAAGCACATATTGCTTCCCATATAGTACTGCTCGGTAGTGCAATTACAAAAACGAACCCACAAGTTATGTCAAACATACAGGCACATATTATGCAACATATCTCATTGCTAGCCCAAGAAGATATACAGGAATCAATGCAAGAATCAATGCAGGAACAAATGCAGCAAGCTCAAGGATCATCTCCAGAAGAGATGCAACAAATACAACAGCAGGCTATGGCAGAAATGCAAAACCTAGTTGCGGTTCGTCAATCTCAGTTAATAGCTGAGTACATTGAAGATATGGATGAAATGTTAAATGTGAATCAAGAGGACCCACTTGTTGAACTAAAACAAAAAGAATTAGACATTCGAAGTGAAGAAAACGAACGTAAAGAAAAAGAAGCTCGAGCTAAACTTGCACTAGAAAAAGACAAAGCTGAAGCACGAGAACAAACTGACAAAGAAAAAATTGATCAACAAAAAGATGCTATCGCTCTTCGCTCTGCTATTGCGATAGAAAAATTAGAAAACGAATCAGAACAAAAAGTGTTGGACAAAGCAGAGAAGATCACTAAAAATCTAAGTGATACGTTTGGGGGCATATAATTGTGGAAGAGTTTGGTTTAAGTTCTAAAGGAAGTGCTGTCCTTAATCGTCTAATGGAAATGGGCATGACACAAGAAGAGGCTATGCAAAGAATAAGTGAAATGGCTCAAAGTGGTTCTTACGATTTAGGTAATATTGCGTTAATGGATAGAGAAAATAAAATGGACGGTGGCATGATGATTATTGGGCACAATGATGTTGCAAATTCTGGGATAGCAGATATATTAGAAAAATACAGAACGATTAGATCTAACTTATAAAGAAATAATGGACGGATTATATTTAAGCGAAAAGCTTTTGCGTATTATACGCAACAAAAAACAGCAAACAACGGACTACGTTATGCAGGGTACGGTAGAAGAATCTACGGACTATGCAAAAATGATGGGCCGTTTTCGTGCTTTGGAAGAAATCGAAGGGGAAATACAAGACATAATGAAACAAGGAGAAGAAAACGATTTATGATCACAGAAGTAGAAATAACAGAAAGTATGTTAAACGAAGCGCAGATCAAAGCAGATCAAATGGGAACTTTAAACAATAGTATAACTTCAGGTGCTGGAAACATAGTGGGTTTTCTAGGTGAGATAATAGCTTTTTCAATACTAGGCGGGGAGCAAAGCAATACTTTTAACCACGATATAATTACATTGGATGGGAAAAAAGTAGATGTAAAATGCAAAAAACAAAGTCCAGATTATCCGCCTTTAGATTATTACGCGTGTAGTGTCGCTGCTTATAACACAAAACAAAATTGTGATTATTATGCTTTTACTCGAGTACATAAAGATTATAAAAAGGGGTGGTTTCTTGGTGTTTACCCTAAAAATAAATATTTTACAGACGCTGTTTTTTTAAAAAAAGGGTCTATTGATCCCTCGTCTTCAAACAATTATACTGTTAAAGCCGACTGTTATAATTTACCAATAAATAAATTGCATTCTGCAATAGATCAAGGAGAATAAAACGATGAGTGATTTAATATTGCCCACGCGCATGGCGAAAGCCAGAAAAAAAGATAAAATAAAAGTTGCTGAAGAAGGTAAGACAGTAGCTGAACTAGAAGAAAAACAAAAGGAAGTAGAAAAAATATATGGACAACGAGAATCTAAATACTTGGACCCTGATAATATTGACGGCGATATTGCTGAAAAGCTACCTCGTCCCACTGGTTGGAGGGTTTTAATTTTACCATATTTAGGCGCTGAACGTACAAAAGGCGGTGTTATCTTGTCTGATCAAACCCGAGAAAGAGAGCAATTAGCTACCGTTTGCGGTTATGTGGTGGCCACTGGCCCTGATGCGTATGGCGATACCAACAAATTTCCTGAAGGTCCGTGGTGCAAAAAGGGCGATTGGGTGATCTTTGCACGATATGCAGGCTCAAGATTAAAAATTGACGGTGGTGATTTAAGACTCTTGAATGATGATGAAATACTTGCTATAATACAGGATCCGACTGACATCTTACACATGTAAGTCATCTTGCAACAATTAACCATGGAGACCAAGAACCATGCCAGAGGCAGAAAAAATACAGGACGATAAAATCGTCGACATCGATACCAGCGGACCTTCCGTTGATATTGAACTAGAAGAATCAAAAATAAACCCGGTAGAAGATAATGAAGAACAACCAGAAGAGAGTGTTGTCGCCGATGACGCAGTTGAGAAATCTGATGTCAGCAATGATGTTCAAGAACAACGGCCAACGGACAACGGTGAATTACAAGACTACAGCGATAAAGTTCAAAAACGAATAGCAAAGCTTGTAGGAAAACTCAGAGAATCAGAACGTCGTGAAGAAGCGGCGATGAAGTATGCTCAAGGTCTTAAAGAAACAAAAGACGATCTTGAACAACGTTATGCTGACACAAATCAAAACTATGTGTCTAGTCTTGAGTCTGAGTCATTAGCTCAAATAGAAGAAGCTAAATTAAAATTAAAAAAAGCTATTGAGGACGGCAATGTTGACATACAAGCTGAAGCACAAGGTGCATTGGCTAAAGCAACGTTAAATGCTGAACGTGCTAAAATTCAAAAAGAACAACTTGAATATCAAGCACAACAATTTCAGCAACAAAGAGAAATACCTCAACAGCAACCTCAACAATACCAACAACCACAGCAGCCAGCACCTGCTCCAGATCCGAAAGCAAACAGCTGGGCAGAGAAAAACACGTGGTTTGGTCAAGATGAAGCAATGACGTACACAGCGTTTGCGATTCATAGAAAACTTGTGGAAGAAGAAGGGTATGACCCACGTTCTGATGATTATTACGAACAAGTTGATCGTAGAATTAAAGAACAATTTCCAAACAAGTTTGAGACAGAAAAACCGCAGAAAAAGATTGACCAGACAGTGGCTCCTGCGGTAAGATCAGTTTCCAAAAAAGGAAAACGCACTGTGAGACTCACACCATCACAAGTTGCGATAGCGAAGAAACTTGGTGTGCCATTAGAAGAATATGCTAAATACGTGAAGGAGTAAGCATTATGACAAATAAAACAAGAACCTCACGCTCATCTCAAACTAGAGATAAAACTGCCAAAAGGCAGCCATGGCGACCACCATCTAGATTAGACGCGCCACAAGCACCTGATGGATTTCAATATCGTTGGATTCGAGCTGAAATCATGGGTCAAGAAGACAAGAAAAACGTTTCTTCTCGTATTCGAGAAGGCTATGAACTTGTTAGACTTGAAGAATTAGGTGACTTCGATGCCCCTACTATTGAAGAGGGAAAGCAAGAAGGCGTTGTTGCTGTAGGTGGATTACTGCTAGCCAAAATACCCGTTGAAATTGCAGAAGAGCGTAAAGCTTATTTTGCTAAACAAACTTCCGATCAACAACAAGCAGTTGATAATAGTTTGTTAAGGGAGCAGCACCCTAGTATGCCTATAGACAATCCAAATAGGCAAACAAGAGTATCTTTTGGCGGTGCCAAGAAACAAGATTAGTTTCTAACACACGAATTCATTGCCAGAATTAAAATCGGATTATTAACAATAACTAATAATTTATTAGTCTAAGGAGGACTATAATTATGGCAAATAAAGACGCAGCCTTTGGTTTTAAACCCGTAAGGCATTTAACAGGCGGTCAGATTCGTACTGAAGAGTACGCTATTGCAGCTAACCACGGTACCAGTATTTTTTCTGGTAATGTAGTTGAAGCACAAGCGGCTGGAGGTATTGAGAATGCAGCGGCTGGAGACACTCAACAACTGGGTGTTTTTGGTGGTGTGTTTTACACTGATCCAACAACAAGTAAACCAACATACAAATCATTTTATCCAGCAAGCACTAACGCTTCTGATATTGTGGCGTATGTTTACGCAGACCCTCAGATCGTGTTTGAAGCACAACATGACGGCACTGGAACAGCGGCTATGAATCATTCAGGCTTTGATTTTGTAGGAGTAGGCGGAAGCACTACGACTGGACAATCAACTTCTGAGATTGATACTTCTACTTCTGGTACTTCAGGTGGCTTCAAGCAAATTGGAATCTCAAAAGATCCTGATAATAGTGATGTGGCAACTGCAAATGCAAATGCTTATGTGGTGTTCAACACTGGTGAGCATGTGTATAAACTAACAACAGGCGTATAGGGAGGATTTGAACTATGGCTATAAATAGAGCACAACTTGCAAAAGAGTTGGAACCCGGTTTGAATGC